ACCACATTAAAACCCATTTTATTAAGAAATGGACTACTATACAGATTCATGGACTCATCACAAACCTACATATATGTAGGCTATACAGGTAGAGGTTTTGCCTCGAAATCGACCAAAAACCTACACTGATACAGTTGGCTTAAGATTACCCTCGCACTAGGGGGGCACGAAAACCACTATACAGGGGAGACGGGGCTGGATATTAGACAGGCTGGGGGGTATAAAATTAGGCGGTAATTACTAACCTTATGCCACTGAATTTTAGAAAGATAAAATACTTTTAAGAAATTAGTCGGGCCACTATCTTCTAATTTGAAAGTCGTTAGACAGGCTGTATTACTAAATAAAAGATAATAAATAATAATTATTAGACATATAGTATATGTATATATATATATTATATATAATATATTATATATATATATATATTATATATATAAATATATATAGTAAGCACAGAGTATATCTACATATAGAGGTATTGATAATTACTGTTGTTGCTGTTGCTGTTTTTTACTGTTTTTTTATGCTGTGTTGTATAGTGATTGTTGGACCTCTACAGGTGTAGGTGGTCTGAGGGGGAAGTCTTCAGCCAACTGGCCAGAAGGCACTGAGAGGGAAAAGTAGTCGACACACACTTGGACGTGGAAGTAAACAGCCATCTGTATATATAGAGGTGAAGGGATGGGCATGAAGGAACTGTATAGTAGTGGACAGGCTGGCATGAATGAGGAGGTCGGGGCACGGGTGTTCGATAACGACTAAAGACCAACCCACACACAAGCGCAACCAACCAAACTTTTTAGACGGCCTGCCGTTCGCCTTAAACCTTCTTCCTAAACCACGCCGTTGTTGCCGTTGCTTTTCCACACACAACAAACAAAAACAAACAGGATGGAGGACAAACACACGATGAGTGCATACCCACCATTGTAACTATACATTTAAGTAGCTTTCCTTTTAATCTTTCTTAAAAGGTTGCTTTTCTTTACATAGTAGTTTATAATACATAATATGAATAAATACATAAGGGCAAAACCGTGGGCAGAGTTTTCTAAAGGTGAAGCACGTAGATTAATATTACACAAAGATGCTTTATCTAAAGGGCAACTTGTCCTTATAGATGAAGAGAGTGGATGTATGGTTGAGGGTATTATTAACATTGCATTAAATCAACAGCTTGATAATGTTACTACTTTAGAGATAACTTTGTTAGCGGAGATTTAGGATGGGAAGACCTTCTGTATTTGAAACTGACATCCTTCCAGAACTATCTAAAGATTTGGAGGATAAACAACAAACTAAAAGGATTTATAATAGACGTTATTACTTACGTCATGCAGGACGTATTAAAGTAATTAATAAATTATATTATAGAACTCATAAACAAAGAATGATTGAGGCCCAAAGAAGGCGTAAGTGGAATTTGGGTCAACAAACTACACCAAAACCTGTTGGTGTGTTAGAGAAAAAGACCCCCTCTGCCTTAGCGGAAGCTAAAGTAGGTGAACAAATATACCAAGACATGAAGGATAAATTTTATAGTGAACTTCATAATAGACACGCGGGAACAGAAACCACTTAAACTTAAAAAAGCTGTAAGTAAATGTTTGACTGTAGGAGATTATTCTGTTGAAGATTTTGAGGATGATATTGCGTATGAACGTAAGTCTGTTTCAGATTTATATAAGTGCTTAGGTAGAAGTGATATAAAGAGGTTTAAGAGTCAACTATTACGTCTATCAAAAATTAAGCATCGTGGTCTTCTTATTGAATCAACTTGGACATCAGTTGGATGGGGCTTTCTTTATTCACCATTACCCGGTGCAGTAGCCCAACAGAAACTAATAGAATTAGTTACAAAGTATGATATACCTGTTTATTTTGTACAAGGACGAGATGAAGCTGTTTCTCTCCTAACAAGTTTAATGAGTGCTGCATATAAGGATGTTCAAAAATGCCGAATTCAGAAGAAGAAAAAGAAGAAACAATAATTGAGGGTATAGAAGACTCCTTTTTAGAAGAAGCTGTTAATAGAATGCCTGTTCCTGTAGAGGGAGGTAAAGCCCCTGCTGGAAAATTTAAAGGAGATATTGATCAATTGCCCGATGGGTCTATACGCCCGGGTAGAGTAATGGGTGGCTCAAAGAAGCAGCAGTTCAAAGGGATTAGAAGTGCAAAACGAGTTATAGATGAAATACTTACTGATTCAGATAATCTTGACCACCTACGGGCTAGTCTCCTTACAGAATTCTATACAGACCCAATTAAATTCCTTTTGTTGTTTGAACATATGTTTAACAAAGAAGAAGTTATAGGTAGTGAATCTAAACCATTAAGAATTATCCATCAAGTGGAGCCACCAAGTGACCGTAACTAAAAAGGATAGGATAAGTGAAGAAGGAAAAGTTTTTAAGCCTCATGAAAAACAGTCTGAGGTTTTATATGCCCATGAAAGGTTTGTCGCTGCTATAGCGGGATGGTCTGGTGGGAAATGTAATCGTAAATCCTTTACCAAACTACACTTACGACAAAAGGGATTAACAAAGATAGAGGATGTTGAAGTTGGTGATGAGGTTCTTAGTATAAGTCCTGAAGGTAAAATTGAGTATAAGAGAGTTTTACAAAATGTTAATCAAGGAACAAAGGATGTTTATAGGTTAACAACTAAGTCAGGCAGACAAACAGATGTAACAATTGATCATCCATTTCTTACTCCTTCAGGTGAATGGAAGCCATTAAATGAAATAGATGTTTGGTTAGCTATACCACATAAGTTGCCTATAGATGGCACAATTGTTCCTAACACAAATGATGTTAAGTTTATGGCTTACTATGTAACTGAGGGATGTAAAAGTGGGAATACAGTAGTATTATGCAATGCAGATAAAGATATAGTTAAAGAATTTTATGAAATTATTGATAGTGATTATTCTTATTATGCTGATGGTAATTGCCATTACACAATAACACATAATAGAAAACGTGATAATAAATATAGGGATAAATTAAAAGAGTGGGGTATGTGGGGAAAATATTCCTATGAAAAAATATTACCACCAGAAGTATTCTTATGGAATAATAAATTTATCACTTTATTAATTAATCGTATGTTTGCCTGTGATGGTTGGGTAGATACTAGAGGAGTTGGTTATTGTACAACTTCTGAAGAACTTGCAAGACAATTACAGCATTTGCTTCTTCGTCTTGGAATATTTTCAAGATTAAGAAGAAAAGAGGCAGGCTATAATGGTAAAAGATGCAAAGATGCTTTTTATATAACTATTAATGAAAGAGAGATGCTTCATAAATTTAGTAAGAATATTGGAATATTTATAAAGCAGAAGAAGCTTGAGGCTTTGCTTAAAACAAAATCTACAGAGAATTTTGGTAAAGGGATGGCAGACCCAATACCATTTAATCCAACAAGTTTACTTAATTCAATGGATAAAGAGAGGGCTTCTTATGGTGTTAAAATTGCTGGTCATGCTTATCGTTATGTAGATATTACAGGATATGAATTAATAAGAAAATATAAATCAGGAAGTATTACAACTAGGTATGCAATAAAAGAATTAGCAGACCACTTTAATTCAGACTATCTTAAATTTCTTAGTAGCGATGATATTTATTGGGATAAAGTAAAATCAGTTGATTATATGGGCAAAGATGAAGTTTATGATCTTGAAGTAGAAGATAATCATAATTATATTGCTAATGATATCTTTCTACATAATTGTGTTCGTAAGGGTACGTTGATTCAGCTTGCAACAGGGGAAAAAAAGAAGGTGGAAGACGTGGTGAGGGGTGATGTTGTTTTGTCCCTCGGTCCGGGTCATTCAATCGTTCCTGCCGTTGTAAATCATCTGGTGGATTCCGGTAGGAAGGCCATTGTTTTTGTGCGTTTGGAAGGTGGTAGGGAGGTTGGTGTGAGTGCCGAGCATCCATTCTTTACCAGTGGACAACAGTGGAAGCCTATAAAAGATTTAGTAGTGGGGGAACAGGTTGCTGTGCCTTATTCTTATAATATGTCAGGGCATATTAAACCAAGTGTAAATGAAATAAAACGGTATGTTCTTGATACTTTAGCAGACAAACCACTGGAAGAAGAAGTATTCCTGTGGGAACGGAAGAGTTTAAAGATTTTATTTAGAGAACTTTTTGCTGTGAATGCTCTTTGTTTAAATGATAAGGTCTGCATTTCTTCAAGTAATAAAGAATTACTTTCCCAACTATCCTCTCTTTTAATGCGCTTGAACATTTTTTCTTTTATAATTAAAGTTCCAAACTTTGCTATGCCTTATATATTATGGTTAGAGAGAAATTATAAGACAGTTCAAGAGTTGATTAATTCCTTAAAAGCATCGTCAGTAACTAAACCTTCTGAAATTACATATCTTACTATTGATTCTATTTATACAGATGGTGTTGAACAGACTTATGATTTAGAGATTGAAGGCACTCATAACTTTATTGGTAATGACATCTTCTTACATAACACATTAGTTGGTCCTCCGTGGTTATATAATGAGATTTATAAGGACGAATGTGAAGGGCCTTATATTGTAGGTGCACCATCCTATAAAATCCTTATGAGGGCCACTGTTCCTACAATGATTGATTGTTTTAAAGGAACAGATTTAGAAGGTGTTTTCAAAGAGACTAAAGGTGAATATGTCCTTCCTAATGGGGCTAAGATTTATTGTTGTTCAACTGATAGGTCAGAGTTGTTGGAAGGTCGTCAGTTTAAGGCTGGATGGTTGGATGAAGCTGGCCAGATGCCAATAAGTGTGTGGGAAGTAATACAGGGCCGTCTTGCTTTTTATCAAGGACGTTGTTTGTTAACAAGTTCCCCATATGCTGTGAATTGGTTATACACGCATATATATAGGCGATGGGAGGAAGGAGACCCGGATTATAAGGTTGTTACTTGGAAAAGTATAGATAATCCTTATTTCCCACAAGCAGAATGGGATAGAGCAAAGCGAACTATGGACCCACTTTTATTTGCTATGAAGTATGGTGGTGAGTTTCATAAGTTATCTGGTTTAATTTATCCAACATTTCCTGATGCTATTGTAGCTTCCTCTAACATAAAACCTGACTGGCCTCGTTATGGTGGAATTGACTTTGGATTTTCTCACCCATTTTCTGTAGTTGAAGGTGCACTAGATGATGATGGAAGAGTGCATATTTATAGAGAGCGTAAGAAGCCACAAACACTTCTTAGGGACCATGCTGGTTTTTTAAATCCAATGATTTCTTATTTTGGAGACCCTGCGGCTCGACAGGAAATAGAAGAACTTAATGGTTATGGTATTATTGTTACTAGTGCCAATAATGCAGTTGAACTTGGAATTCAGAAAGTAACCGAGTATATTAAGGATGAGAGATTGTTGGTATCTGAAGTAGATTGCAAAAATTTAATTGACGAAGCTGCTATTTATAAGTGGAATAAAAGTGGTGATAAGCCTGTTAAAATTAATGATGATCTTGTAGATGCATTAAGATATTTAATCATGGGAATCAATCAAAGTGCTGGAACCGAAATTTATCTTATCTAAGGAATAATTATGTTTGAAAAGCTTGTTAAACGTGCTTCCTCCATCCCATTTATGAAAACAATGATTGGTCCTTCTGCCAGTGTAGATGCTGGATGGATTTCTTCTCTTTTTGGTGGTTCTGATAGAATACCAAAGGAAGAAAGTTATGAAGATTATGTAGATTTATATAAGGACTTGGTTTGGGTTTACGCTTGTGTGTTTGCTATAGCCACTTCTGCTTCTACAGTCCCTGCTATATTGTCACGTAAAGAAATAGGTTCTAAGAAAGCTGAAGTTATTTCTGAGCATCCTTTTATAAAGTTAATTGAAGGGCCTGTCAATGAGATGCAGTCATGGGTAGATTTGCTTGAAGGAACTCTTACTTATCTTGAATTAGTTGGTGATGCCTATTGGGAAATTGTAAGAGATAATTCTGGTAATCCACGAGAACTTTATTTAATGCGACCAGACCGTGTTGCAATAGTTCCTACAGCAGATAATAAACATATTGAACATTACATCTATTGTTTAAACTTTAAAGATGCAGCAGAAAAAAAGATTGTTATGCCTAAAGCTGATGTTCTGCATTTCTCTTATTTCTCCCCATTAAATGACTGGTATGGTTTTGGCTCGGCTTATGCGGCAGAGAGTACAGCAGAACTTGATTTATATGCTATTGACTACTCCAAGAATTATATGAAGAATTATGGTGTTCCTGATGGTTATTTAAAGACTGACCAACCTATTTCTCGTGAAGAAATAAAGAGGATGGGTTCTGCTTGGAGTAATAGAAGTCGTGGTAAAACTCCAGTTCTTCCGAAGGGTTTGGATTGGGTTAAGATTACAAATACTCCACAAGAATTAAGTTTTGCTGACCTTAGACGATATGACAGAGATGAGATTCTTGCAGCATTTAAGGTTCCTCCGATTATTGTTGGTTTGGTAGAAGATGTAAAGTACAACACTTATCAAATTCAAGAACGGCATTTCTACGAAAAAACAATTGGGCCTAAACTAGAGAAAATTGCATTTCAAATAAACTCATTTTTACTGCCACATTATACTGATAACCTAACCCTTTCTTTTGATATTCAAAGTCAGTTAACTGGCAGCCATGCTGCTCTTGTTGATAGTCTTTATAAAGAATTCCTTATGGGCGGTGTTACACCAAATCAGATTAGGGCTATTTTGGGTAGGGGTGGACCTTATCCGAATGGTGGTTCTTATTATACATCAAAGAATATAGAACAAATTGGTGATGATTCTGGTAAAGAATTAACTTTTGAGGAGCCTTCTGATGGAACTGAGTGACATCACCTTAAGCAAAATTCAAGTTGCAAGTGAACATACCCTTAGACGATGGCATAATTTATTACACAAGGACTACAGTGGTTCTGAGGAGGATGCACGGAAACATGCAGCTATTACTTATGAGTTTATGAAACGAAATATTGAGCATAAGGACATAGATGATAAACTTGATAGGGAAGCACCGGGGGCAGATAAGGTAAAGAAGGCTTTAGAGAAGCATTTCAAAGAATTTGTGTGGGTTCCAGATTTTATATCTTTATCTGGTGTGCCTTTAGCAAAGAAGGAAGACAGGAATAAGGATATTGTTTTACGTTGCAATAATGAGAATGGAATTCTTACTTTAAAAATAGACGAAAGTTTTTTTATTAAATTTGATAAGATAATGGAAGACTGTTTTCCTAGTTCAACCATTCGTACAGTAGCTTCATACTTTGGGCCTAATTGGACACATCTACCTTTAGCTGATTTAGTGATTCGTCCTCATAATCCATTCCAAGTAACTATGGTTAAAGAGGAGGAATATGCTACAGAGTATTACAAGCGTTTAAGTGTAGCAACTTCTACTATACATAAAGAGTGTGAAATAAGTTGTAAAAAGGGAAAGGTTGCTCCTTTACGGCATTTTTATTTTCCAGAACTTCTAAGGTTACAGAAGATATCAAGTGAACCGGAGACTATTGAGAGTGCAGCGGAAGAGATGATTTATCCGTGTACTGTAAGACCTTATGTAACTGGTCTTAACTGTATGATACATAAAAGGAATGATAGGGTTTGTATATACCTTAAAGATGGTAGTGATGTTTCTCATTCATTTCCTGAGTTAGTAGAAAAGGTAAAATCTATTGAAGCTTTGGAAAGCCTTGTTGTTCAAGCTGTTATTGAAGGGTGGACTGATGAGTTCTTTTTAAATGCAGAGCAAATGAAGAGGACAATCAAAGAAAAGAATGATATAGATTTTAACATAACTTGTTATTTACTTGATGTTGCTTATAAAAACAATAACAGTATACATGGAAGTTCAAAGTCGAAGAGGATAAAGGCTTTAACCGAGATAACAGAGTATTTTGATGGTCCTGAGTTTTGTGTCATTCCTTATTTAATAGCGCGTGCTGCAGATGAATTAATTGAATTAGGTAATTCTTTAATGGAAAAGGGCGGTATTTCTGGTCTTGTTATAGAAAGTATAGATGAAAATCTTCCTTTAGATGGTAAGGCTTTAAGTAATTCTCTATATATAAAGAAAAATACTTTACTTACCGGTATGCTTACAGGTGAATTAGAAACGACTAATAAGGGTAAAATCTATTCTTTTACTATACGTAAACAGGATGCTGATGTTATTTTTACAGGTTCAACACTTCCAACAGAAATAAAGTATGAAAAGGGAGATATTGTTGAATTAGAGGTTTCTTCTATTACATCTATAGATAACGAGAAGTTAGTAAATGATGCTAGAATTATAAAGCAACTTGATTCTTCTTGTGAATTGACAGCTTTAAAGACGTTAGAGGAAAAGATGGAACAGAAGTTATCTGGTAAAAGTAGAGTGATTCCGGATTGCAATAACTGTAAATATTTTGATAAAGGCTGGTGTACTTATCTAGGGCGTCGTTTATCTTCAGATGATAAGAAATGTGCTCTTAAGTATTATCAATCAATATGAAAGTAATTAAAAATCATTTTGTGCCAGAATGTGAAGTAGATTTACATAGTTTTAATGATTGTATGTGTAAACCTTTACATTTATGCTATTCAGAAGTAGCTGGTGAAGACCTTGGAATTTGCGAAGGGGCTGAAGAAGCTGACTTCATTTGGCATTATCCTTTATCAATGGATGGAATAAAAGAAATAAAGAATATGAAGAATGTAAAGAGTTGACTGTATAGTATCTACCGTTTATATTGTATGGTAATAAACAAAGGTATTTGTTAATTATGATTTATATATAACATATTAAGAAAATAATGAAAAAGTTAAAGTTTAATAAAAGTAAACTTAAGCAGCTACAAAAGGTTATTTCTATTGACAAGAAGGTTCAGAAGTCTGACAAAAACATCCAGCGAGATTTTTCTTTTAGTAAGATAGATGAGGATGAACGAGTTGTTGGTGGAATAATTTATGCTCCTAACACTATTGATGCTCAAAATGACTGGACAACTCCAGAAGAAATAACAAAGGCTATGTATGGTTTTATGGAGAATAGCCTTATGGTTAAAGTTATGCATGGTGGGCCTCAACGAAACATTTCAATTCTTGAATGCTTTCAGGCAGAAGAGGATACACGTAAGGGAGACAATGTAGTTCCTGCTGGCTCTTGGTGGATGTCATTTAGAGTTAATGAGGATGAGATTTGGAATGGTATAAAAGCAGGAACTTATACAGGTTTTTCTTTTAGTGGACTTGCTCAAGAGGTTTAATATGCCAAGACAATTATGTGATATTTTAGTAGAGGAAATTAGCATTGTTGATAAAGCAGCTAATAGATTTAACTTTTTTCTTATAAAACGTGAAGGAGAGGAACGCATGGATTTTGAAAAATTTGTAGGTACACTGGAGGAGTCATTTGGTGAGTCTTTACAAGAAAGACTTGAAAAAGAATCTGCTGAAGATGTATTTAAGGATTCTTTGGACATTTTGTCTAAGTATTACGAGGAACTGCCTGAAGAAGCACAACAAGCTTTAGGAACTCTTGTTCTTTCTCTTACTAAACAAGAAGACAAAGACGAGGATGAGGAAGAAGAGGATAACGAGGATAACGAAGATACAGATAAGAAAAAGAAGAAACCTAAAGATGAAGATGAAGATGAGGAAGACGAAGATGGAGAAGAGGAAGAAGAGGAAGAGGATGAGGAAGACGAAGATGAAGACGAGATTGATGAAAAGGGGCTAGAAGCAATTAGTGGAAAGTTAGCCCTGCTTGAAGAGAAACTTAAAAATCTGGATAAACCCAGTGATTTTAATTTGGATGCTTTAGATGAAAGCACTTTAGATAAGATTAAAGAACAACACAGCCTCTTCTCGGAAGAAGAAGTTGCCGATTTAGTAGCAGAACATTTAAAAGAACATTATGAAGGAGAGTAATAATGCGTAAATTGTCAAAAAAAGCGCGTGATCGTATTCGTAAGAGTCTGTCTGCTTATGATATCCGCGACCGACGTACTAATATTGGAGTTGTAAAGCGTGATTACAAGTTCGACGCTAAGCAATTTTCGCTTGCTAAGTTTATTCGTGGTGGGCTTTATGGTAATTGGAGTGAGGCTAGTCTTGAAAAACGTGAGTTTATTCGTCTGAATAAGTCTACGTTGCAGGGTGCTTCTGGCCCGTCTGGTGGGTTCCTTGTTCCCGAAGAGACGACTAGCGCTATTCTTGAACAGCTTAAGGCCAAGGCGATTATTCGTGCTCTTGGTGCAACTGTTTATCCTATGAATGGTGATACTCTTCACATTAGGCGTCAGATTAATTCTACTAATGTACATTGGGTGGGTTCTGCTGAACAGGCTACTGAGAATACTACCACAAACCTGTTCTCGCGTGACACTCTTACTCTTAAGAAGGCCATTGGTCTTGTCCCGCTTGATAATGACCTCTTAGCTGATGCAAGTCCTTCTGTTGATACGATTATTGAACAGGACCTTGTTAGTGAACTTGGCCTTGCTGAAGATATCGCGGCATTTGAAGGTGATGGTAATAAAGAGCCACTTGGTCTTTATAACGATCCTGATATTACAAACACGGTGCTTAATGATACTGTGACGACCGATGATCTTATTGATATGATTGATAGAATCGAATCGGCTAACGGGCGTTATACTTCGTGGGCTATGCATCCTAGTCTTAAGAACTATGTTCGTAAGCTGAAAGATGCTAATGGCAACCTTATTTGGACTGAAGGTAATATTAGTATTAGCGAACCGCCTACCCTTTTGGGTATTCCTGTTGCTTACTCCACGCAGATTGATAAGACTGTTGATTCTGCTGGTGTGCTGGATAACAGTGGAAGCTATACTTATGCAGTTCTTGGTAGTTGGCCTGACCTTGCGATTGGTCAAAAGGCTGGTCAGCATATTGAACTGGCTTCGTCTGATGTTGCGGAAGATGCATTCTCGCAGGATGAAACTTGGATTCGTGCCAAGCTTCGGGTGGATTATCTTGCTAAGTATCCTGCTTGTTTCCAAGTTCTGACGGCTATCCACCTGTCGTAAGAACAATATAGAGGTTGGAAAGCCTCTTGATTTTAACAAAAGGAGTAGTAAAAATGTCTTACGAACTGAATGAAGTTATTGAAATTGGTGCGACTCCCGCAGAGACAGCTTCTATTGCAAATGGTGAGGGTAATGCTATTCTTACTGGTGCTATGAATACTGAGGATTTTGGCTCGGTTATGGTTATCGGTATTGGTACTCAAATCCTTACTACCAAATCTGTTTATGTGGACATTAAGGAGAGTGTTGATGAAGGTTCTACCTACACTGACCTTGGTCTTGATGCGTCTCATACTGCTAGTGGAACTGAAGACCTTACAGTAGTTGCAGAGGTTAGGGCTGATGAACTTAGTTCTAAGTGCTCTTACTGTGTAGGTAAGGTTTGGCATGATGATACTGGCGGGTCTAGAATTTGTGGTTGCGTTCTTCTCATGGGCTTCCCCCGTAGAACTAGCGCGATAAGTCAACCTAATACCGTTACCTAAAACGTGAGTGCCTATAGGGTCATGGAGTAGCCTAACACTCACATGGCCCTATTTTTTTACTAAACCATTTAAAGTTAGGTAGAGGAGTAAAATTATGCCTTCAATTACAGCGAGTAGAAACGCTGCGGCTTTTCAAAAGTATTTCACTCATTGTTTCATGAGAGATGATAAGAAACTTTATTTTGGCACTGATGGTGATGCATCTGTAGAATATGATGAGGATGGAACTGACCAAGTGCGTTGTGCAGGAACTAACGCTTGGAAGTTTGATCTGCCCATTGCTGTTGGTTCCAATACGGAAACTTTGGCTACGAACAAAACTCTTGTAGCTACTGACCTTACTTTGCAACTGCTTAAGGATGATGGTTCTGAGGACCGTACTATTATACTTCCAGCAGAAGCTAGTTCGGATGGGCTTATATTCATAATTGTAAATACAGGTACGTCAAACGACCTTATAGTTACAGATGATGCATCGGCTACTATTGTTACAATTCAGGAAAATAGTAAATCAGCCATGCTTGTTTGTGATGGGACTTCTTGGAAAACCATTACGAGTGCTTAAGTTACCTCTTAAACATTAGATAATAGGAGGTAATTAAAAATGGCTACACAAGCATTAAATACCGTTTCTAAGCCTATCTCGGTTTCAAAGCCGATTACTTTGTCTCAGCCACTAACGGTGTCTGAGCCTGTTAGTATATTTAAGGATACATCGTTTCCTATTACTACAAGTAAGGCTTTAACGACTTCTAAGCCTGTTAGTGTTAGTAAAGCGTTAACTGTGTCCTTACCAATTACTGTGTCTAACCCTCTTACTGTTAGTGAGCAAGTAACCAAGAAGTTTACTAGTTCCTTAGCTATAACAAACAGTAAAGAAGTTACAGTAAGTGCTTCCAAACCAGTTTCGTGTATTGTCACTGGAAGCCTTCCTATAACTGTTAGTGAAAATAAGGATATAACGGCTTCAAAGGTGGTTACAGAGGACATTACGGCAAGTGCACAAGTAACTAATACTAAGAGTGCACTTATATCACAGCCTGTTTCTGTTCCGATAACTAACAGTAAATCAATTACTGTGTCAAGTCCTATTACAATCTCTAAGCTTGTTTCAGCTTCGGGGAATACACCTATAACCGCATCGGAGACACTTGGTGATCTTTTACCTGTAACTGTGACGGAAACAGCGTCAGGTGCTATCATGGCGACTTTCCCGATTACAGTTAGTAAACTTATCAGTATTACTCGTGAGGTTTCAGAACCTGCGACTTTAGCATTAACAAGGCCAATATCTGTTAGTAAGCCTGTTACTGGTAATTGGACTTTAAGTGAACAGACATCTAAACAGGGGTCTAAGGCACTTACAGTATCTAAACTTTCAACTGGTATTGGGACAGTATCTAAGCAGTTAACGGTTTCTGCACCAATAACAAATAGTAAACCTAGAACTGTTAGTGCTCGATTAACTATTAGTTCCCCACTTACGGTGAGCAACCCGTTAAGTGTATCAAAGGATGTGTCTGAGCATATTACTGTGAGTAAAGAACTTACTGTATCAAAGCCTAATACGGCTTCACTGAGGGTAACAGTTAGCGACGAATATCCTTCTGCTACCACAGTCATTGAGGGAGTAAGTACTTCTTATTCACGTAATCCACAAGTGGACCCTGTTAATGCTGGATATGAGCGGGTTCATATTAAGTGGACTTCTGATGGAAGTGGAGACGCAACTGTCAGTAGGAAGATGGCTGGTGAAATTATTCAAGTTGTAACCATCCCTGATTCTGGTATTTATAAACCGTCAGATAATTATGATGTTATCCTGAATGATGTGGATAGCGTTGATATGTTTGATAGTAATGGACTAAACAGAGATGAAGCAACAACTCAGAAATTCTGCCCGCTTATTTCTACTTATCAGCCTAGTGTGGTTTGTGGTTATGTTACATTGGAGGTTAGTAACGCAGGGTCTTTCAACAAAGGCGTTGTCGTTATTTACTTAAGAACTTAGAGGAGTTGGAGGTAGGTTGGACCTAAAGCGCCGAATGCGTTCCTCCTCCTGCTTATGGGTTCACCTACCTCCTTTTGTTATACTATGCCAGTAAATACTGCTACTAAACCAGTTACATCTACATTACAGATTACTATTTCAGGTTCGAAGCCTGTTACAGCATCTGTACAAGTAAGTAGTACGGTCTCTAAGAATGTTACAGTAACCTCTCTTAAACCTTTAACTGTATCAAAAGCTGTCTCTGTTTCTACTCCTTATCAGATAGACCAAACTCTTGTTGATTTATATGAGACACGGAACTATTTAGGAATTGATGATGGAGATTTATTAATTGCTGGAATTAGAATTTATTGTAATTCTGCAACAGCTACTACAGCAACTGTTGGTATAGCTAGACTTACTACTGGAAGTAGCCCCAAGTATATGTATCTTAAAGAAGATGGGGCTACTTCACATGGTATAAAATTAGGTAATTACACTACTCTTGAACAGCTTGTTGAAGCAATAAATAGTAAAGATAGGTGGATTGCTACCTTAGAGGGACCGGAAGCAGGAACACCTACAGATTTAGAAGAAGTTAGTAATACAAGTTGTTTAGCTTTCACTAATCAAATAGTTTTAAACTATGTTAATAATTATAGTATTAATGAATTAATAGATGATGCTACAAATATAATAGAGGTTTATTGTGAGCGTCACTTTGTTTTACGAACATATACTGAAATTTATGATGGTGCTGGTTCTGTTTGGTTAACCCTTAATCATTACCCAATTTCTTCTATAACCACGTTAAAACTTGATGATACGGAACTTGATTCAGATGATTATGAGGTTTATACAGACGAGGGAATACTTTATTATGAATCAGTTTTTCCAGCAGACCAAAGGAATATTGATATAGTATATTCTGCTGGTTATGCAAAAGCGTCTGTTCCCGGTGCTTTAAGGCGTTTATGCTTTGAAATCTGTGCTTTTCTATATGCCAGAAGGATACAGAGTCCGAATATAAAAAGTGAAAAGATTGGTGCTTACTCTTACACTGTTATGTCTGGCGGGGATTATGGAGGTTCTACAAGTGGACTTCCACTGGATATAGAAAACAGGTTATCTAAATTTAAACAATATCTATTGGATGCATAATGTCATTAAATGGAACAGAGTGGAATAGGTGGCGAGGGGAACAAACAACCCTAATGGAACTTATACGTCAAGAATTGTCAGAAATTGATAACAGACTAAAATCTATGGAAAAGGAATTTTATATATTTAAAGGAAAATCTATGGCTTATGGTGGTGTAGCTGGTCTTTGTACTTCTGCTCTGATCTATATAGCTATAAGGTTTATTACACCATGAGTGATATTAGATTAAATTTAATGAAGGAAAAGATTGAGAATCTTAAAGAGTTGAATGCTTTAATAGAGGACCATAATACTATAGGTTTTCGTGCTGGTGACTTTATGAACATCCGACTTTTAGATGCAAAAGAAATTCAAATTCTTTATGCCTATGCCTTAATAGAAAATGCTAAGATGGATAAGCATGTACATAAAGATTCAATAGAAGTTTTTAATATAGTCTTAGGTAGTTTAAAGTTAATAGTTAATGATGAAGAAATTATATTAAAGGCGGGAGATTCATATACAATTCCTATGGGTGTATTTCATTCAGTTATTTCTTTAACTCCTACTATGGAATGTGTTACAATATTAATACCGGCAGAGGAAGTTTACAAAGGATGCAATGCGTTTACTTCATAAGATAAATATTAGAACAGTTTCTTTAACTGACGACGGTTATGGAACTTTTGATAAAGGAACTCCAGTAACTAAGTATAATAACTTAGCCTGTTGGGTTCAGCCTACTTCTAATCGTGAACGTATGTTACAGGATCGAGAATCTGTTGTTAGTGCTTACTTAATTTTTATGGAACCAAAATATAATGGGAATGTAGTTAACATTGACCAAGGCGATGAAATTGTATGCCAAAGTAAGCCTTATAAAGATTTTGTATTTGAAGTGGATAGTGTAATAGATGCTGC